TGGAAGCCCACATCAAGCTCAAAGCGATGATTAAGGCGATTGATGCAGTCATCAAGGCCACCGAAGAAGCCGTGGCTGAAGAAGCGGGAAAATATCCCGGCAAGAGCTTTGATGTCTTCGGAGCCAATGTCCAAATGAAGGAAGGGTCTATCGGCCCGAACTGCGAACAAGATACGGTGTATTGCGAAATCAAAGCCCAACTGAAAGACCGTGAAGAACTGCTGAAACTTGCCTTTAAGCAAGCAGGTAAGGCGATGATTACGGATCCAAACACGGGCGAAGAAATCCCTGTTTGCGAAGCCAAGGGAACCAAGGGAAGCATAGCAATTACATTCAAATGAGCAACCAAACTGCTTTGGAGTGGGTAATCCAGGAATTACGCCTCCGTGAACTTGAATCCGAAGAAATCAAGCGGAATGAAACCTTCCTGACCGAGACCCTTGAACGGGGTCTCGCAATGGAGCAGGAGCAACGCCACGAAGCCTACCATCGGGGTCTGCAAGATTGCTCCGAGGTTGAGCCTTCGGGTGCTGAATAAATCATTCATTAACTCAAAAAAACAAACCGATTGAATTAAATATCATTCAAAAATCCAAACCAATGAAAAAACTATTATTTCTCCTCCTCGTCTTGACTTCTTGTACTGCCGAAGAACAAGCGATCTCTTACGAATACCGAGTGAGCGGTTCATCAGGCAACTACTCCGTGACCATGCAAAACGCCTACGACAATACCCAACAATGGGATCCTGTGGGCAATGGATGGTGGTACAAGTGGTCGCAGACAGGCACGAGATGGCTTTACATCTCGGCCCAAAACAACAACGCCTCTGGGAGCGTGACCGTTCAAATCGTCCGTGGCGGTCAAGTTGTTGCATCCAACACCTCGTACGGTGGTTACACCATTGCGACAGTATCGGGCAGATATTAACCCTTTAACCTATTAACCCCAAACCAATGAACAAGAACGATTTAAGAAAATGTAAAATTTATTGTCCACACAACGGCAAAAACCTGTATCCAGATGGGGAGTATTACTTCCATTCTTGGTCTCTACAAGGCAGAGTGCAAAGGCATCCCGATTATTCATCAGGAGACTCAACCCTCGTTGCGGTCTTTGCGATTGTTGAACACATTGAGTCAGGAAAGGTTGAAGAGGTTGACCCCCATACCATAACCTTCATCAGTTAACCAATGCTTAACCCCGAATTTACATTTTCACCAACTTGGTGGAGGCTCTCCCGGCTTGGGAAGGAGCCGAACCTCATCCGCATTGCGGCCTTGGACTTCTTCTGCGACTACACCGCAAACGAGGGCAAAATGACCGTTTCGGAAGCCCTGACCATCCTCGGAGAACCCGTTTTGGAAGCCTTAATCGCCAACGAAACGCTCGTTGTGGATGGCGAAAACATCCGCATTCCCTACCTTGATTCCCAGAAAAAAACCAAAATTGAGCAAATAAGATTCTATATAGATAATTATAAAGATATAGACAACTATATTACTATCAGAGGGAGAGATAAGATAGATAGGGATGATAGAGGGGGTGTGGGGGAGAAAGAAGGGAAAGAAAGAAAAGAGAGGGAGACAACCCTGGAGGGCAGAAAGCGCAGAAACTCCATCTACGACCACGACCAAATGCTCCAAATGTTTGAAGGCTTTTGGGACTATTACGACAAGAAGGTCGGCAAGGACAAAGCGATGGTCGCTTGGTTCAAATTGACGGACGAGGAGGTGGAGAAAATCAGGAATACCCTTCCCGCTTATTTAGAGGCTCACCACGAGAAGAAATACCGCAAAGACCCCGTAAGATACCTTTCGCATAAAGCGTTCAATGACGAGCCTGTAAATGCGTCAGAGAGGCATTCACCAAATTCACCAAACCAATCCACCAATGAATCAATCAGAATCTATACTCCAGAGCCAGGCATTGTACGCTGAATACCAAGATCGGATGCTCGGCATTTTGATTTGCGAAAGCATACGTCCGGGCGATATTGTCCTCCAACTTCGGGAGGAATACTTTGAGGAAGGGCAGAGGCGAAATGTCTTTCGGGCCATCAGGGAACTGCGAAGGGAAGAGAAACCCATCAACACCGTCACCGTTTACGGCAAGTTGGTAGAACTCAAAACGCCCGTGGATGCGGTTTACCTCGCCACGATAGACAACGGGATTTACCATTGCGATGGGTGGAAGCATTATCGGCACGAGCTTCACCTGCGGTATGTTGGTGAGAGAATCAAGGATTGCAAGGTTGAATTTCTCAAGCACCAGGATATTGATAAGCTCTACAACGAAATGCAGGAGATTCGCTCCCTTGACCCGGATCCGATTGCAACCGATGTCCACCAACTGCTTGTCACCTATATGGTTGAAATGGCAGACGTTATGTCGGGGAAGAGGGATAACCGAATCACTCCAACCTATCATCCCAACACGGACTCCCTGATTACGGGATTCAAGCCATCCGAGTTCATTTTGCTTGGTGGAAGACCTGGGATGGGAAAGACCACTTTGGGCGTACAATATGCCCTTAACCAAGCCCTTGCAGGTAAACCTGTGGCCTTTTTCACCCTTGAAATGTCCACTCAACAGCTTGTAACTCGCCTTGTTTCCAACATTTGCGAGGTGGATGGGGAATCGTTTTTGGATGTGTCGCAGAGGATTTCACCGGAACAATACACCGCAATGGGTATGGCAGTTGATACGGTCAAGAACGCCCCTTTGCATATCGTTGATATTCCAGGGGCAGACCCTACCAAGATTGAACTTGAACTCATCAAGCTCATCAGGACGCACAAGGTTGAGGGGGCGTACATTGACTACCTTCAGTTGATTTCTGCCCTGCCAGAGGATAGGAGCAAGGGGAGGCTTGAGCAGGTAACGAACATCTCCAAGTACCTCAAAATGATTTGCAAGAGGCTGAATATATGGCTTTGCGTGGTTTCATCGTTGTCTCGGAATGTAGAGCAAAGGGATACCAAGCGTCCGAAGATGAGTGACTTGAGGGAAACGGGGCAGTTGGAATTTGACGCAGACAAGATTTTGTTCGTGTATCGTCCTGCCGAGTATATGGAAGAAAGCGACCCGAACAAGGCTGACCTCAAAGAGGTTATGGAAATCCTTGTAAGGAAGAACCGTAACGGTAAAGTTGGTACTGCTATGGCAAGAATACAACTTCAATACACAAAAGTGTTGGAATTTAGGGGAGAAATACCTACCTTTGAGGAAAAGATTGCAAACCAAAAAGCCCCATTCTAATGAAATACGCAGGAATGTGTCCAGAACACGGCTTGATAGCCCACGATGCGCCCAAGGCGATGCTTGACATCAAGACCGGGCCATACTGCCCCTACTGCGGTAAACTCGTTACAGTTCTAAAAGTTGATAAAAAAGGGAGGAAACAGAAATGAAACTCAATGTAGGAATGGTTGAACAAGAGATGGTCAAGAACATCATCTCCATTGTTTGCGGATATTACGGGTTGACCGAGGAAGACCTCGCATCCAAAAAGAGAACCCACAACATCGTTCACGCAAGGCAACTTTGTTGCTACCTCATCCGCAAGTACACCAAGGTTTCCAAACTCGTTATCGGCAAGGTATTCTTCAACAGAGACCACTCCACGGTCATTCACTCCATCAATGTGATTGAGAACGAATTAACGACTTCATCAAGGGGAACGAAATCGGACATTGACAATCTATCCGATCTCATTGAAGGGAAAGTACCGAAGTATTATTCCAAGATAGAGACCAGGTTTGCGATTCAGGTTAAATGCTCCGGGATGAAGGATGAATACTTTGGTTTTTGGGATAATGTAGACGAAGCGAATCGCGCATTGCAAGACCGAGTAAAGGCCATCGTTGGTAAGAGACGTTGCCTTCGTTCCTCAATTATCAATATCAAGTTAATCAAAAATGCCCAATAAACACCGACCAACCCCTATGCAGCTATTTATGGACTGGCTATCCAACCAACCGCCATTGGTATTGAAATCTGAGATTATGCTTAAATGCTATGACTATCACAGAAAGATTGAAGTAAACCATTTGAAGGCGGCTTACCAAGAAGGGTACGACAACTACTCGCACCCAAAGAATTACACCCTTGATGCTTCTGAATGGTATGCCCAGAAGTACAACAGGGCTCAAGCAATCGGCTGCCGTAAACAAAAACCAACCTATAAACCCATCAAAAATGTCACAACAAAACCAATCAAAAGTATTCGCAAGAGGGATTTACGTTAACAAGAAACTCATCGCAGGCAAGGAGCTTGTGGAGCTTTCTTTCAATGCAGATTCCTTCACCGCCTTCCTTCAAGAACACAAGGACGAGAAGGGCTATGTCCGTGTCGCTTGTTGGCCGAAGCGTGAAGCAGACAAGTATGGCACTCACAATGCCGAGTTGAATACCTGGAAGCCTACACCGAAGGCAGAGGTTTCTCAAGAAGGCACAAAAGACGATTTGCCATTCTAATGACGGATATGTTCAAATGGCCGACCATCCTTTCGGGATTGTTGTGCCTGGTAAAGTTCATCAGCCCCGCGTTCATTTCGTGGGGTTGGTGCTTTGCCCCCTTATGGATTACGATGATATTCGTCTTTGCGGTGTTCATCGTTATCATACTGACCTCGTTTTTCATCAA